TTGAAACGTAGCCACACTAGAACCAGAAGGTATTATATACATCCTGTCCTGTGAGAGCAGTTTCACCTTAGAGGCTTCCCATATCTTGACCACATAGAAGCTCTCGCTCGACAGCGCAGAGACATCATAGGTAAAGGTAAGCACCTTAGCAAAGTCATCCCAAGTACCAGAGATAGTAGTGTCTACCACTTCCTTCCTTTGGTCTTCGGATATTATTTCTATCTCGAAGCTCTCCGTAGTAAAGTCACGGAGGTACATCTTGATAGTAGCCGTTGTATTTTCTTCTACAATAATCATCTAATTATAAAACCCAAAAGGATATATGTGGTATATTTGCACCACTCATCTCTCTAGGTAGCGATGCTACCAAAAAGAAAAGCCCTTCCATATAGGAGGGGCTTTCTTGATTCTAGACTATAGGGAGTCTTAGATATCGTCAATCTCTGAAGCAGAGGCTGTGATAGTTGCGTCTACGAAGTTAGCAGGAATCTTCTCTTGTGCGCCAAAGGTCAAAGAGTATCCACTCATATCTCCCATAGCTGCACCTGTAGCGATAGACCCACCAGTTACCTCAGCACCGTACTCTAAGCCCATCATAAACTTGTTGCCGTTGTTATCCTCTACGATGACGTGAGGACGAGCGTAAGCCAACAACTTAACCTCGTTGTGTGTTTGCTTAGATAGTTTCTTAAAGTTCAAAGTCAAGGTCTGCTCGTAGAATGTAGTACCATTGTCACGAGAAGAGGTGATAGTCTGCTCGAAGCTAGACGTACCCTTAACATCAAACTTGAACCAAGTAGGAGTACCACCGAATGAGTCGATAACATCCGTATCAGTAGCATCGTAGGTAATAGCTCCTAGCGTATCGAAGTCTGCAAAGTACACAGCGGTAATACCACCTACTACGTCCTTACAGGGTTCGTTTCTTCCTTTTGTTAATGTACAAGCCATTTGTTTATTGTATTAAAAAAGGGTAGGCAGATTGACCCACCTACCCTTCTATGGTTATTATCTACCTAGTGATTAGGTGTAGTAAACGATGTTAGCACCGATACCAAACTGTACAGCAGCTGCGAAGCGCATAATGACACGAACATTCTTAGAGCCGTCTAAGTCAGCCATATCTAGTAACTTCACTTCTTGCCAGTCAGCCAACAAAGAAGTACCGAAGAACAAGTTAGACTTCTGAGCAGCTACCATATCGTTGTCTGGCATACCAGAACATACGAACAATTTAACGCCATCAAAAGCTAGATCACCGCCATTGTACCAAGTAGTACCTGCGTTGTTCACACCGTTTCCTCCTAGACCGTTAGCACCGAAGCCACCCAAAGCACGAACATAAGCACGAGCGATGTTTTGAGAGACGTAGATGTACAAGTCTTCCTTACCGTATACTGAGCTAGGGATAGCATCAACTACTTTTCCTAATTCGTCAATAACATTTGCAGCAGTAACTGTAGTACCTACTACATCAATAACAGTAGCATCAGCAGCCAACAAAGCTGTGAATCCATCGTACTCACCTTCGTTAGCATCTGCACCTTGCCAGATGTTTTGTTCGTTCTTCTCTGCAACCTTACCAGCAACGTAGCCAATGAGGTAATCTTGGAAACTAGCAGGAAGCGTATCGAAGGCTGAGTAGCCCATCTCAATCGCAGACCAATCCGACTCAAAGTCGGACTTGCACAATTCAAGGTTGACTTGTAACTGCTTGACACTGAGGACTTTCTCTGCTAAAGTTAGTGTAGAAGTATCAGAGAAGTCACAAGTAGCATCCTTAGTGATAGCATCAAGGTTAACAGTCTTTAGAACTTCTTTGTACTTTACGTTTGGTTTGATAGTGATACCACCGCCTTCGATGGTGTCTGCGCTCAAAAGAGCTGCGCTTACATACTTACCTGCCAACTCTCCAGCGTAAGTAGTAGTGATTGAAGTGGTTGTAGCCATTTTTCTTCTTTATTAAAATTATGATAATTTACTAAACACACGCCCCATAGTATTCTGAGGTGCTTTCGTTCCGTAGCGGTTTAACGCTACTTGCTTTTCTTTAGGTGCAGCTGTGAGCTTCTTAGCAGCGGCAGACATATCTACCTTCTCCTCTTCTTCCTCTTTCTTAGCAATCTCCTCGAACATACGCTTCATCTCTTCCACTTGTTCTTTTACCTCTTGGATAGCAGGAGCTACTGCTTCAACAACAGCTTCTACGATCTGCTCTAGTTCTGGAGCTACCTCTTCTGGAGCTTCTACGACAATCTCCTCTTCAGCTAGTTCAGTCTGTGCTGGTTCTTCAGCAGGAGCTTCTTCAGCTGCCGCTTCACGAATCTCAGCAATGATACCTTCCTCAGTGATGATTAACATACGACCATCTTCTAGCTCGTGGTCACCTACAGGAGCAGGTACTTTCTCGCCATCTTCACCAATTAGGAATACGTTCTGTCCAGCTTCAAAGGCTTCAGCCTCTAGCATTACACCGTTAGCAAGGCGCATACTAGCACCTTGTACTTCTGTGGCTTCTTCCTCGTTAGGAGCGAGAGCCATCTCGATTCTTTTAAATACTTCGTTTAGATTCATCTTCTTAAACTTTGTTAATTAAACAACTATATATTTGATTTTTGGGTTACTTTTTACAGCTTGTCTAGCTCCTTGAGTTTGCTCTCTGCCCAGCTCTTGGCACTCTTACCACCCCATAGTAGGTAGGAGATATACCCACACGAGGTCGTGTCTCCCTCGTCATAGTACTCCTCTGCTCTACTTAGGTAGCTGTACATACGCTTGATGGTGTCTACAGATAGGGGTTGTCTCTGGGCTAGTTGTTGCGCTCGTATCTTACCCACCTCAGTAGCGCACTTGTTGCCTTGCTTCTCGTTGAGTTCGATGCCTCTCTTGGCATTGTTAGAAACTGACTGAGGGTAGTCTGTATATGATTCCATCTGCAGCTTCTTGCCGCTCTTGTATCTCTTGTCATTCTTGAGCACCCCTTTAGTGATTCCGAGTAGGTACAATGCTAGTAGGTGTTCTCCTTCTTCTGCTTCGATTGCTGATAGCTCAGTCTCTACCTCCATAGCAGTCTCACGCTGCATAAACCAGCCCTCGATAGAGAAGCCCTTCACTACTCCCTCCTTGACATAGTTATCCCAGATGTCATCGTTATTGACCTTCATAGATACCATCCAAGTACCTACAGGATACTCTAAGCCGTAGGCTCTAGACTTGTCGTTCTTTGAGTCCTCTATGATCCAAGACTCGACTACAGAGAGACCGTCTATGCGGTTCTCGTGTTCGTAGGTAGCGTTATTCTGTTTGCCGTTCATAAGGTACAGCTCACTCGCTCTGCGGATGGTTTCCTTTGTGAAGAATACATAGTACTCCTCCTCACCATCTACTCGGTAGATAGGCTTGTCTGGAATCATAGCCGCACCCATCAAGATGCGCTTCTCGTTGCTCACTTCCTTGAACTCGAACTTATGCTCCTTGCTCATAGTGATGAAGTCCTCCTCTATAGCAGGATGCTCTACGATGCTGATAGCATCAATGCCGTGTAGGAACTTCTCCTCGTCTAGTACTAGTTCGTAAAATTTCATTTATCCTATTGTTGCTGTTTCTCTGATTTTTCTATTCATCTTAGCCTGTGTCTGTACCTCTTGGCTAACCACATAGGCTTTGATAGGGCTACCCGATAGGCTCTCTGCGATCTGGTTGCCCAAGTTAGGGGACTCGTTTAAACCGATACCGCTGTTCAGTCCTTGAGTATCGAATCTCAAGGTAGGTCTAAAGGCAGATGGTCTAGGTACAGATGCTGCTCCTGCGCCTCCGACAGCACCGCTACTAGGGTTGAACTGTTGCTTACTGATGGCGAGTACTTGAGCTAACCCTTGCGCTCCTGCTAGGGCTGCGTTAGCAAAGCGGAGGCTCTGGGTAGGTGTAGGGTCAGTAGTCTGTGCTAGGGCGGCACTAACTGCCTGTGCTGTGTTAATTACTGCTTGACTAAGGCTAAGTGCCTTACCAATACGGAAGGCTGTCCTAGCTCTCTTGTCATTGCCCTCTAGTGCTGCCTGTGCAATGCTGTTCAATACATTTAGTGAGTCGCTTACTAACTTAACTTTGGCTGCTTGAAGTTCTGCTTCGTCTTTAAGTTCTTTGTCTCTTTTAGCTTTTGCCTCATCGTCTAATTTTTGCTGTGCTTCGGCATCTGCTTGACGATAACCCTCACGCAGTTCCGCTAGTTTTTCTAGTTTACTTGCTTCTAGCTGTTCCGTGTCTAAACCATTTTGTATAGCTTGGTCAATTAGGCTTTGATAGTATGCTTCAGTATCGTCTAGCTCCTTCTGTCTTAGTTCTGCTTGAGTGTTGGCTTCGGCAGTTCGGATTTCCTCTTTTAGTGCAGCGAGTTTTTCTGCTGCTTCTTTTTCTGCATCACTTAGTTCTTTTGCGGCAGCCTCAGCATCCTTATTAGCTTGGTCGGCTGCTGCTTGGTCGGCTTGTTGATTTGATAGTATATAACCAGCTCTTTGATTCTCTAATTTTCTTAGAGCATCCTCAGTCTCTTTAATGGTTTCATCTGCATCTGCTGCTACTTGGTCGGGATCAAATACCAACTTAGACAACCAAGTGTTATAATCTACCCTCGTAGTAGTAGCCTCTTCTAACAATCCTAATTGCTTCAAGCCTTCTGTGGCTGCATCTAGAAGTGCTAATACAGCAGTAATACCGAACCCTGCAAGTTGAGCAGTAAAGTATAGTGCCTCTTGGTTTCGTTTTGCAGCATCAACCTGTGATTGTTTAAGCTGCTTTTGTTGCTCGAGTAAAGCCTTAGTCGTAAGTATCACCTCATCAGTCTGCTGGATTTTGAGGTCTCGAATCTCACGCTCACTCTTGCCCTGTAGTCTCAGTATATTCTCGCTACCCTCAAGCACGGTCAACATCTCCTGCGTGGCATCTCTAGTTTTTTCTGTTGCATCTAATAAGTCTAGCTGGTCTTGTGATACACCACTCACAGCCTCTACAATCTCATCCCAATAGGCTGCAATAGTACCAAGTGCTACAACTAGCGCACCGATACCTGTAGTGATAAGAGCTGCTTTTAGTCCATTAGCACCAGCAATAGCGGTACGGAATGAGGTGACAGCAGACTTCCCCATTGATATTAAGCCTTGCCCTACATTCCTAACTCGTGTAGCTAGACCACCTGTTGCTTCGTCAATAACCGCAGTAGCACCCTCTGCACCAGCAGATAGGTTCTCGAACTTACCAGCTGCATCATCTACAGCACCACCTACCTCGTCTATTGACTTGGTAGCGTTTGTGGTGTTTACTACTATTTCGACTTCTGTCTTAACCATTTTATCTGCTGTTTAGCTTCCTTCCAGTTCGTTATCATTTTATGCTTACCCTTAGCCACTAGTACGTCTTCGGTCAAGTGGTCAGCGTATGGTAGCTGCTCTATGATGAATTTCAAGTCCATTACTCTACAATTAAATAATCCCCATTCTCAGCCGTGAGATAGTTTCCTTGCTCGTCTAGTAGCTCTGCAAACTCCGTAGGGTTTGAATATGCACCCACGTCATTCAGTAACTCTAGGTTCGCCTCCCTCGTGCGGAGGTTCACTTTGATCTGGTTAATGATGAAGCGGTAGCCGTTCCATACTAGCCTGTCGTTCATCTTTAATTTGCATATCACTTCAAGAGGTAGGATAGCTCTGAAGCTATA